ATGGGACGAAAATTGAGATAGAGATGCCAATTGGGCAATAGAAGAAAGAGGAAGAATAGGTACTGAACGTTTTAAACGTGAACACGAATGTGAATTTGTTATATATGATGAAACTCTTATAAACCAGTTAAAACTATTAGAACTGAAAGGCAAAGACCCGATTATGAAAATGGGTCATGTTCGTTGGTTTAAATATCCTAGTCCAGAGCATATCTATGTAGTTACACTAGACCCAAGTACAGGTACCGGTGGTGACAATGCCGCTATACAAATTGTAGAGCTACCGTCTATGATACAAGTAGGCGAATGGTGTCATAACAAAACACCTATAGAAGGGCAGATAAAGGTCATGTTAGAAATAATGCATTTTATAAAGGAACAAGGTGCTCATACTATATATTGGACTGTTGAAAACAATGCAATTGGAGAGGCCGCACTTGTGGTGATCAGAGATACAGGCGAAGATGCTTTTCCAGGAGACTTTTTACACGAGCCTAAAAGAATACAAGGTAAAACAGGTAGGCGTGGTTTCCATACAACGCACAAAGTTAAAGTAGAATCTTGCATCAATATGAAAAGACTCATAGAAAATGATAAACTTACTATTAATAGTAAAGCATGTTTGTCAGAATTTAAAAACTTTGTATCAAAAGGTAATAGTTTTGCGGCAAGGCCAGGTGATTCAGATGACTTGGTTATGAGTATGATGATTGCTGTAAGAGTAATAGATTATGTAAGTACGTTTGAAGATGAAGTATATGATGCAGTAAATAATAGTTTGGGAGTAGACTCTTTATATTCTACTGGTGGCGGCGACGATGATGATTACGATGATCCAATGCCAATTGGCATAATCTGATAAATACTTGTATGGCAACAAATTTTAAAGATATTTCAGAAAAAGTATTTAACCTATTAAAAGGACATGGGTTTGACCTTAAAACTTTTGATAAAAACGGTAAAATAGTTATAGACCCACAAGAGGGTACAAGATTTATATCAGACGAACCTAATATTTTAGTTAGAATAGATGATATGGAAAAGGAAATATCGTTGCAAACAAGTGAAGACTTTGCAGACCATAACCTAAGAAATTTATTAAAAGAACTAGCACAAGATAGTTTATTATCTTTTGACTTTAGAGTATTTGACAAGACGTTAAAACCTAAAGGAGAAGAAATAGATGTTGCTCGTAGACAAGAGATTGATATGAATGAAGAATTAAATACATTAAGACGCCTTTCAGGTTTAGATGAAGATACCAAAGACAAAGGTATGCCTACAAAATCACATGTTATGGATATGTGTAAAGATGGAATGTCCTTTTCAGAAATATGTAAAATGCACCCAGAAGCAGACAAGGACAAACTAAAAGATTTAGTAGATAAATGCAAAGAAGAAATTAAAGAATCTATCACTGAAACAGATCAAGCACTTAATGAAAATCCTTATCTTATAGGTGCAAGATTGCTAGGACAAGTTCTAAAACAAGGTGCAAAAAGACCTATTTTATCAACTATTGCTATTGACGCCGCAGATGACGGACAATTAGATACTACAGTAGGTGCTTTAAAATGGTTATCTAGCAAAGTAGGAAGTGCTTTCACTCCAGAGACATTAAAGAAAGCCGCTCCGGTTATTGCAAAATACGGATTACCAGCGGCAGGTGTAGTAGCCGCAATATACGGTGGCAAAAAATTAGCAGATTATGTTGCAGGTAAAAAAGACCAAGGCTTAACAGTATCACAAAATCAACAAACGGTAAATGCTAGTGTAGATTTAGAAGAAAAGAAAATAATAGATATTAAAACTAGTGTAGGGATTATGCCTGGCTATGAAGATCGTACACCTTTAAGTCAACAAGATTATTATAATTGGACTATGAAAAACGATAAAAGCCAACCTAAGCCAAATATTGTTAGTCAAAGACATGCAAATTATTTAATAGACTTCGAAGATTATGCACTAACTGAGGCAGGTGATAAACCTATAGTACCTTATAATAAAAGCACACAAAAAGATTTAGACGATAAAATGGCAGATGCAAAACCACCTTATAGTACGAGTACAGATACTTCAGATATAGATCCAAAAGAAACTCCATATGACAGGTATATGAGACATATGAAACCTGTTAGAAAAGCACAAAGCAGAGATAAAATGAAAGGTGAGGCAGTTACAGAAGCAAGTTTAGGTAAAATGACTGGTAGCAGAAAGTCCAGTTATCAACCTTTAGCAGACAATGTAAAAATTATTGTGAGACACAATAAAGACGTAAACGAAGAAGTACGTGGTGCTAGAAGCAGAAACATTCACAGTATATTAATACAACGTGGAGAAGAGAAATTTAAGATGGCAGAAAACAATCTGTCAGCCGCAAGAGCAATGGCAAGACATTTGCATAATGGCGGAGAAACTTTCGACGAAATAGGTGAGTCTATTACAGAGATGTCTAGAGAGTTTAAAAAATTAAAAGAATTTATAAACTATGTTAGAAAATCTGACTTAGTAAACGAAACAAATGAAGAATTCGTTACTATGGCAATAGAAAACATCGGTAATATTAAAACAAATTTAAAGAGATTAAGTGGTGTAAAAACTTATGCTAACGCAGTAGAATCAGTGTTAAATTATAATAATGTTGAAATACTAGAAGACGATTTAAATTTAGAAAGTAAGTTTACAGAAACACACTTTGATGACAAAGTGGCAAATGTAATGGATAGCCTAAAAGCAATGACGAGTAGAAAACAAAGTTTTGAGAGTAAAATTGTTAAAGCAATAGAATCAGAAACTTTTGCAAATGTTAAAAACTTACTTAAAGAAGATGATATAGTAGACTTTGATACACCTCACGGTAAACTTGGGTACCAAGTTAGTCAGTTAGGATATACAGCAAAAGACAATACGTTATCTAATTATTTACATGGCATTAGTAGTAAAATTAGTGCCGGTGGACAACTTAACCAATTTGAATATGGTACTATAAAAAGTTGTTTACTAAGTGCAGGTCAGCACAATGTACAAACTGCTCCTGTTGACGTCGAAGAGTCATACGAAGCATTTATTGACCAATTTGTAGAGTAATATACTACTTTATAGATAAATAAATTTGTTGGTAAAATAATTTACCAATAGTTGTAAAAAGGTGTTGACTTTTTTACATCTTGGCATTATAATAAAAAACTAGTGATACCCTAAACACAGAAGGTATTACGAACATGGCAAATATAGGAGAAAATATCATGGCCTCATTAGCAGAAATAAGAGCAAAGTTACAATCAATGGAAAGCAAATCCAAAGGTAACTCCCAAGCTCAAAGCGATAACGCAATATACCCATTTTGGAACATAGACGAAGGAACAAGTACTTTGTTAAGGTTCTTACCTGACTCAGATCCAAATAACACGTTCTTTTGGGTAGAACGACAAATGATCAGACTTACATTCCCAGGAATAGTAGGTGGCGATCAAAAGCCAACAACTGTACAAGTTCCTTGTATGGAGATGTTTGGTGACACATGTCCAGTATTAACTGAGGTACGTCCTTGGTTTAAGGACCCAAGTCTTGAAGACATGGGTAGAAAATACTGGAAAAAAAGAAGTTACATTTTCCAAGGGTTTGTAAACGAAAATCCTTTAGATGAAACATCACCAGAGAATCCAATTAGAAGATTTGTAATTGGTCCTCAAATATTTAATATAATCAAATCAGCACTTATGGACCCAGAGATGGAAAACCTTCCAACAGACTATGTTGCAGGTACTGACTTTAGATTATCTAAAACAACCAAAGGTCAATATGCAGACTATAGTACTTCTAAATGGGCAAGAAAAGAATCTGCTCTTACAGAAGAAAACTTAGCGGCAATTGATACACATGGTTTACATAACCTTAACGATTTCCTTCCTGCTAAACCAACAGCAGAAGGCGTACAGGCTATAGCAGAAATGTTCCAAGCAAGTGTTGACGGGGAATTATATGACCCAGCAAAATGGGGTGCCTTTTATAAACCCTATGGACTTGATGTTGGAACACAAACACAGGCAACTGTGGCTCCAGCTCAAACTGTACAAGCAACTGCAACAGAGAGTGTGGCACCTGTAACGGCACCAGCACCAGCAGTAGCAGAGACAACTGCACCAGCAGTAGAGACACCGGCACCAGCACCAGCGGCTGAGCCTGTAGCAACTGCCCCTGCAGAAGATACTGGTAAGAAGTCAGCAGATGATATTCTTAGCATGATCAGAAACAGACAATCGTAAGGAGACAATTATGCAAAAACCATTTGACTTAACAAAGTTCAGAACAGGTTTAACCAAAAGCATATCAGGTATTAGTGCCGGCTTCCATGATCCTAGAGATTGGGTCAGCACTGGTAACAAAACACTAGACTACCTAATAAGTGGGGACTTCAATGGAGGTATCCCACTAGGTAAAGTTAGTGTGTTTGCAGGTGAATCAGGTTCTGGTAAATCGTTTATATGTTCTGGAAACATTGTAAAAAATGCACAAGATAAAGGATGCCAAGTAGTATTATTTGACTCTGAAAATGCATTGGACGAACAATGGCTACAGGCATTAGATGTTGATACATCACCAGATAAACTATTAAAAGTTAGTGTTTCAATGATTGATGATGTTGCTAAAGCAATATCTGAATTTATGAAAGACTATAAATCAAATTATGGTGATATGGAGTATGATGACATGCCCAAATTGTTATTTGTTATTGATAGTTTAGGAATGTTATTAACACCAACAGATGTAGCACAATTTGAAAAAGGTGATATGAAAGGTGATATGGGTAGAAAACCAAAGGCATTGGCGTCTTTAGTTAGAAACACAGTAAACCAAATCGCACCTTATCCAATTGGAATAGTAGCAACAAACCATACTTATGCATCACAAGACATGTTTGACCCTGATGATAAAATATCAGGCGGACAAGGTTTTATATATGCGTCAAGTATTGTTGTAGCAATTAAAAAACTTAAACTAAAAGAGGACGAAGCAGGAAACAAAGTTTCTACAGTACAAGGTATAAGAGCCGCTTGTAAAGTTATGAAGTCAAGATATAGCAAACCTTTTGAAGGTGTGCAGATTAAGATTCCATACGAAACAGGAATGGACCCTTATAGTGGTATGGTAGAAATGTTAGAAGCAAAGGAAATACTTGCTAAAGTAGGTAATAAACTTTCTTATGTTTCTCCTGTAACAGGCGAAGAGATCAAAGAGTTCAGGAAAGGCTGGACTAATGATAAACTACAAGTAATTTTAGATGAGTGGGATATGAATCCTTTGGCAGTAGAAGAAGATACTCCAGAAGATATTAATCCTGAAATACTAGAACCAAATATGGAGGAATATACAGATGAATCCTGATATAGAGTTACTATATAATATATGGGACAAAGTTAAACCATATGTAGCAGTAAAAGAGCGACTTCATGTTGCTGAAGAAATTATAAGAACATTTGATGATATGTTAGATATAGCAGAAATAGAAGATAGTCTTAATCAGTTTGATTCAGTAATGAAGGCGGCACTAATTAGTCACTTTGATTTCGGTTTAGAAGAAAGTGAAGAGGAAGATTGGGATTAATTAATGGCTACCCATTATAATAACATCGTAAAAGACCTAAGTAATATAGTTCCGGCGATCGAGTATTACGAAAAAGAATTGAACGAAGCAAGATGGGAAGTTAAAATTAAGGGGAGTCTGGAAAAAGCCAGTTCTTCCCTTCCCGGCCTAACAGAGTTTCGCTTCAATCAACTACAAGAGATTGAAGCAATTCTCGAACATTTAAATATAGAACTTCGTAGAGAACGT